ATCGCATAGAGCGTGTCCGAATAGTGCAGGTGCGGCACTACCATATAAACGCAATACCCAACCAGCTTACCTTCATCCCGAGCCGTGTAGACCTGTAAAATGCCTTGGCGTTGCATCGTGTAATAACGCTGCCAGTCAACGTTCATTGGAATGTCAGAGTATTGCGCGATCTCAGCCCAATGATCCAGCAATAGCGGTTCAAGTTCGGCCTGCAGTTCTTTGGTCAGCCGCTCTTTCTGATATTTCATTTCCAGCCCCCGGATGCCTGCCGGCGCTGCGCCTCTGCGATCTCGTCCGCGGTCGGTGCCTTCGCTGTCTCCTCCGGCTGCTCTTCTACTGCCTCCTGCGTCTGGCCACTAAACCAATCCTCTAGCGGACCCTCACCCCAGGCCTTGGTGTATTCCTTCTGCAGATACTGGTAGGTCGGCCCCTTGCGAAGTTCATCCATGGTCGTGTCGTATTCACCCTGCATCTGCTGCATACGGCTGTCCCAGTATTGACCGCCGGCACGTTGCCCAGATGCGGCCATCCTGGACCGCTCCTGCCCAGTGCGCTTTTCAAACTGTTGCTTCTCGTCTGCTGCCCACCCGGACCACCGATCCCATGCCTGGCGCACTTCGCCCGACATCTGGTACTCGGGACGTTGAAAGCGGGGAGTATCCCCAGGCTTCATTTTCGCCTGCGATGCCGCCCGCCGACTACCCGCTTCATCAGAGTCATACATCGAGCCACTACCGCCGTAAACAGCATCCTTCGCCCCCTGCGTTTCAGCCTGTTGCTGCATCGCCTGCGCGTCTGTCTGGAACATGCCGCCAGCTTGACCGCCGTACCACTCGTCCCAATCGTTTTTCATGGTATGCTCTGCATCATTTCACCAAAAATAGCGGCCACGATCAGCGGGCCTGGAAATTCCGTTTCAATTGTGAGTATCCCGTAATCGTCCGGCTGGCTACGGTCACCATTACCTAGCCCGTAGCTGTTCACGCCCAGTTGAGCCACTGTGATATCTTCATTGTAGACGCCCTGAGATTTATCCATCGGGACGCTGGGGAACCGCTGCACAGATTCGACACCGTTGATTCTCGGGCGGATAGAGTTGATGATTCGCACGGATAGCTTGTTCCACTGCTTCTTGTGCCCTGCGCCCGATCCGGTCTGCGCTCCGAAGTCCACAGGCAAGGTAACCATCTTCGACGCATACGGAAGCCCGGCAACGACCCACTCAGTTTCCTGTGGCAGGTGCAACACCCCTGCGCTATCAACCGGGAGACTTGCGTGGTAAGCCCCGTCCAGCAGCACATCCACTGTTTTGTCAGCCAGGTGCGGGACAGTTATTACATCATCATTCGGGACCAGATGCTGACTCACATACCCATCCAGATAAAACATGTCGTCATGCACGAATGCCTCAAGATCGATAATCCCAGACCTGCGAGCCACGCAAACCCATGGTTGCGCAGTACCTAGATAATCACCAATCGCTATTGCCAGGTATTTGCCGCCTGTCGTGTATCTTGACCAACCGATTATCCCTTTATCTGATTCATACGCGCACAGCAGCATGTCGCCGTTTCGGGTGATACAGAGTACCGTGCTATTCGGGTCTTTGGCGAAGGCCATATTGATGATCTTGTCGCCAGTAGTGATATGTTCCGATGCAAAGGTAAGGTCTTGAGAAGTCCATGCTTCCTGCGTCCACTGAAAGGTCATGTCCCGCAGCTTCTTGCCGTCAGTGCTGACATAAAGCACCTTCGTTCCAACCTCCATGGCTTGCATGTTGGCTGACCCGAAAGCTGACTGCTGCTCTACGTCAATGTCGCTAGGCGTGATTATCAGCCCTTCGCTGGTAACGATATGTTCGCCCTGTGCTGTGCCGATCAGCAGGTTCTTAACGCCGCTCATCCATTCAATGCGGCCCAACTTGTCCAGCGTAAACACCATGGCGTCATCATCTTCAATGCCCATCGTGAAATCATCAAAACTACCGGACACGGATGCCCAGAACCGCTCCGGGTAAAGGGCTGTAGCGGCCAACCACATGCGCCCCTGGTGAAAGGCAATGACGGACGGCCACTGCCCTGGGCCCCAGTCTGCCGGTTGGCTGGTAAATGCGATCAGATCAAAATGCCACAGCTCTGTAGGTATGTCGTACCATAGGTTATACGGCTGTGAGGTGGGCGAGACCAGAACCATGCTCCAGAACCCAGGTGCGCTCGCATATTGGATGTCCTGTAGTTCCCCTGCCCCCCATGGGGTATCAAATTCTATCCCAAGGGTTTCCGCTCCCATAACAAACGGTAGTGACGGGTCAATATCGATCAACGACACCAAGTCTATTTCACGATCAAGATTCTCGCCGGGCTGGCCTATCTGCAGCCATATCTCAGTAACCCCGGCAGGGGGCCATATTTCTGTCTGGTATAGCGTCCCAGTGAAATAGACATAGCCTAGATCCTGTAGGCCCTTAGCCGAACCTGCCCTGGCAAACATCGGACTGCTGCTATTCAAGCCGGTGGTAATAATCCGTAGAGCCTGCCGGTGGCCGTCAGCTATCGTCACTCCCTGCTCTACTCCAGCGTATTCGCCCTCCTTGCCCCCAGGTTGACAAATAGCAAGCCCGCCGGCATACGTTACGCTGCCTTTATTGCCAACAAAGTCATCCCAATCCGTGTCGCCATCGATAAAGCTTGGGTTTAATACTTGATTTGTATCTTCCCCTGGAGGTGCAACTGCCCCCGTGTTGTCGAATATATGCAGCTTACCAAGGTCTGTGATCACACAGTAGAAACTACGTCTGTCGCTAGTCCTGAATGTGAACGCTCTTGCCTCGTTACCAGGCACCTCACCCACGTATGACGTGCCAGCCCGGCGGATAGCCGGCCCATGTGCATCCGGGCGCATATTCGTCATTTCAATGACACCGCGACGGAATACCTCTGGAACATCAGACCGGCCCCAGGCCAGCGGCGTAACCTCGCCGGCACTGAAACTGTTGAATATCGGTGTGAGCTTCGGCATTAAACGAACGGCCCAGCGCGACTACCACGCAGAAACCCGGAGCCATAGCCGTTGTTTCTGATGCGGGTATTGCGGCCCTGTAGAGCATCAGTCCCAGCAGCGGACTTCAGCGCGTATTCGTACTTCTGCGCCATCATCTGGGCCTTGCTATTGGATTCGGTAAGTGGTGTTGCTAGATCCCAAGCCAGCCTTGCGGCCAATGCCTGGGTGAAGGCGGGTGTGTACCTGCTTGGGTCCGGCTCATCCCGCAGATATCGAATATACAGCTTGTCAGCGTTGGCAATAACCTCGTCGCCTTCACGCCGCCAGTCCAGAGTATTCAGGGTGTTATCTTCTTGAGCATCGCTGCGGACGGTCAGGACGCGGATACAGTCGGCAGGAAGTTGGAAGCCGCTGGACGACCCGAACGCCGGCGCGGAAGCAAGAGGAGTCAGAATCTTCCTCGCCACTGCAAAGGTCCATTCCCGAGCTTCCAATACTGCGCGATAAATCGGTTCCCAATTGGCCTTGACTAACTGAGCCTCAACTGCGGGATCTTCAACCGATGTTATCAGCTGCGCTCCCAGCCACCCCAGTGCCTGGTTCGCTATCTCGACCTGTGTTGCCATTCTTTGCCTTCCTGGTGTATTTGCGCTTCGGCTTCTGTGGGTTCAGGTATTTCTTCACCACGTCCTGCCGAATGAGCAGGATTCGAGACACCGCGCCGACGTCATTACCTTGCCCGGTAAGCCGGTCGATGCTGCGCTTATCTGAGATGTTCAGCGCATGCTTCATCATGCGAGGAGAATCGCGTATACGGTGGCATTGACTCCCACTTCCACGGTGTACCACGGGTTACTGGTGAAGGAAGTCACGCCGGTAATCAGTCCGGTAGTCATAGTTCAATCCTCAAGGTGGGCCTTCCCTGGCCCGGGACGATGCTCATTTAACGTGCTTCCAGGTAGCCCACGAAGCACATCATGATATGCTATTTTTTAAATGCACATGAACAATATGTTCGTCTTCGACGCGAACAGCGGCCATGCTCATCATGCAGTAGAGCTGCCATGCGAACGACATATCGGTACGCTCACCAACCTTGGCTGTGATATCGCGGGCGACATGCAGGCCGAGAGCCTTCTTCGTGAAGGCCAGGCAGGACACGTCACCATCGGCGGCATCAGGGTTGAGCAGACGGTTGGATACGATCCAGGTGTAACCCATCCAGTTAGGCAGGACACCGGTTGCCAGGGCTTTCTGTGCCTGGAAGTCGGAACTCGTCACCTCAAGCAGCTGCATGAGCTTGCGCTTAATGGTGGGGTTGATAACCATCACCTTAGCTTCGTCGGGATCAACGTCGTTCTGGCCGAACAGCTCGTCTACCTGCAGCACCACGTCCAAGGACATGACGGTAGAGGCGGAACCAATAACCTGGCCAGCAGGGAATCCCACATTGCCACCATCGCCGTCCAGCGCATTGCCGGTGGCCGCAGTGATAATCACGTCATCCACAGCGCGGGACATGTTCATGCC